TCATAGAACCACCTATTGCTCTTTCCATTCTTTTTAGTCTCCATGGGTCTTTTGCTTCTGTACTAGGTGTTCTAGGTGTTCTTTTAGGCATTTTAGTTTTAGGCATTGATTTTCTTCTTGGGGTTCCTCTTTTACCCGTTCTATTTATAGACGGCATTATTTTTTCTCCTTTTTACAGTTACATTCATGATTACACAAACAAGGTGTAATTCCAAGAATCTTACATGCGATTTCACAAATTTTATTTTTTATTTTTTTTAACATTATTTCCATCCTTTTTTTGCTATTTTAGGTTTTCCTTGTTTTATTTTTATTTTTGTTTTTTTCTCTGCTTCTTTTTTGTGTTTTTTTTCTAATTTTTTAGCTTTGTCATAAGCTGCACTAGATGCAGCAGTTGCTCCCATACCTATTAATCCCATCGTTGGAAGTCCAAGATCAGTTGGATCTTTCCCAAAAGCTTTTTCTTGTTTTCGCTCTTTTGGAGTTTTTTTAAATTTTGGTTCTTTTAATAATTCTAAATCTTTAGGCATATTATTTTCTCTTTATCAAATCTGTTGCTTTTAGTCCATAGACGCTAGCAATAACTCCAACAAATATAGTTTGGTACCAAAATGGAAGATCAGAAAAGTATTCGAAGAACAATTTCATCTTGTCCATTGCTGTCGGGTCATTCGACCAGACTGCCCAAGCCAACATAACGATGGGCGCGGACAATAAAAGCAAAATGAATTCGTCCTTCCAGTCCGATTGCCTAGCTTCTAGTAATTTACCTTGATATTCAGCTTCACCTTTAGCCATTGCTTCGGCATGACGTTTTTGTGCATCAGACATCAACATTTTAGTCTGTTGTCTGTTTTTATAAATATGTGAGCCAGCTTGAACGGCTAATTTAATAGCACTCAACCACATATTAGTACCACTTAGCTGATCTTTTTTTCTCTGATAAGATTTTACCTTGTCCCTGAACTGGCTGCTCCTGAGTTTCTTGAGGGTTTGATACTTCAACATCGATACCACCCTTTTTGTAGCCGTCTTTATCAGTGAACATTGCGAAATCTATGTTCTTTTTATTTTTTTCTGCCATTTTTTCTCCTCTTTTTAATTTTTATAACACTTTTTAAGATTATTGTCCTCTATTTTTCATCATTGAGTCTACTGAAGGTATACTTTTTGATAAAATTGTCTTTTCGATAGACGTATTAGCTCTTAATTTTGCTAAATCCTCGTTTTGTTCAAGTTTTTCTTCTTGATTTTGTTGATTCATCATAGCTTTCATCTTATCAAGGTCTAATCTATCTTTGTTTTCTTGTTCTTTTCTATAATTTTCTTGTGCTCTGATATCTAATTCTCTTGCTCTTAGTTTAGCAATAGGATCATTATCAAATTGAGAAGTAATAGATTTTTCTTCTTGCATAAATTCTTCCATCATCTCAGCAATCAGTTGTGCTTTTCTAGATTCTATTTTTTGTTGAATCATTTGTGCTTGCATTTGTAACTGTTGAGCCATTTGTGGGTTTTGTTGAATTTGTTGTTGCATTGCTGAAAGCTGTTGCATTTCTTGAGCGTATTCTAATTCAACTTGTTCTTGAGACATGATGGACATGTGTTCAAAAATATTTTTTTCTAATGCTGCCATAACAATAGGTGCATTTCTTGCCATGTTGGTTTCCATAAAACTAAGATGTGCTTGAATATGTGATTTATGATCCTGACCAGGAAAAGCTTGGAATGGTTTCCCTGCAAGAGCATCAATGTGCTCTAATGCAGGGTCCTTTGGTAGTGGTTGTTGTGGTCGAATTAAAATAGTGTCTACATCTTTGACACCAATAGCTTCATACATGTTTCTATAACATTGATATAAATTATGCATTTGTGGATTTGACATTGCCAATTGCAGCTCCGTCTGCGCAAGGGAGATACGCTGTGTCTGTGAAAAGATATTTGGATCTGCAACTGGCAGGATATCTACTCTGTCATCAAAGTCTGATTGTTTAATCATTCTTTGACCGCCAACAACATCGTAAGGATATTCTGGAGGTAGATAAAGTTTAAAAACTCGTGCTAATAATTTAAATTCATTTTTAAGTGCTACGTAAATTCTTTTATGGATAGCAGACATGGTTCTGCTTCCTCTTTCTAGCAAGGCGACTGTCGTTCCCACCGCAGCTTGCTGATTCCCGTCACCCACTTGTAGGTCCGCTATAGATGCAAAGCGTTGACCTGACTGTACAACGACACCCAATAAGTTTAGAAGTGTTTGAGATGGCTCTTTGAATGGTAAAGTCATAAATGCGTCTCTAATATTTCCACCAGGTGCATCGACATCTCTAAATTCTCCTGGTTGAATAGACTGAGCATCATCTCTTATTCTAATTCCTCGTTGCTTGAATCCTGCAGGTAAGTTTGAAAGTGTTCCTGCATCAAGTAATTGTCTTAAAGCAGATGTAGCAGTTCTTGATAAACCACCAATCATGTGAATCAAACCAAAACCATAAAATCCTAGTCCTGGTAAAAATTTAAAATGTACAAAATAAGAAATTTTTCTTTTTCTTTGATCTTGTGGATCAAAGTTTCTTCTAATCGCTAAAACTTCTCTTGAGTTTTCTTCAAGTGTTACAATGTAAGGTAATTTAATTCCAGTGGGCTCACCATTTACACCCATGTCTTCAAAACCTTCTAAATCTAAATTTACATGGCATTCAAGTAGTGTAAAAATATCTTCATCTCTTCCGGATTTAGTTGTTCCTTCTATTTCCATTTCTTTTTTCTCAGCTTCAGATAAATTATTCTGACCTGGTTTTAATTCTATGTCTTTGTAAAAACCTGCAACTTGTTGTTTACGTAATTCGTTTTCAGAAATTTTAATTCTATGAATAATAGATTCTGCATCATCAAGTGATGTCGCGGTATAAGGTACAACCAAATCTTCTGCCGGTACAAATTTAGAAACGGCTCTTCCTAAGACTTCATCATAATAAACTTTTTTAAATGCAGATCCTGCAAGTGGTAAATAAAATAACATTTGATCAAATTCAGATTCATACTCTGGCATTTGATCCATAAGTTGATAATTCATAAAATCTTTTACACGATTAGACTGTTGTGTTTTTTCTGGAGTTTGTAATCCAACAACTTGTGTTCTAACTGGTCCACCTGCGGGTAATAATTCTTTGTACGCCAAAGCTTGAAACTGAGTTACCGCTTCTGCAAGAACAGGGTGAGTTGCACCTGACGCACCTGAAAAAGGTTCAGTTCTATTTTCATATTTGAACCCTAACAAGTCTAATCCTTGAGTATAAGTTTTCTCCCAATCTTTTCTTGAATTTTTATAATCTTGATAATTTTGAAATAATTGAGAACCAATAAAATTTAATTCTTGATCTTCAACAAAGTCTGCTAAGTTAGCATTAAAATCATTTGCTTGAGATTGTTGCATTGCTGATGGATCAAAATTAATTTCTGCTCCACCATCTTCCATTTCAGTAACATCAATTTCTCCTGCTTGAGGTTGAGCTTTTAATTGCTCTTGCATTTCAATTGCAAGATCCTCTGTTGTTTCTTCAGGTTGTTCGCTTATATTTGGTAATGTCTTGTCGACTGCCATTTTTATTCTCCAATCGTACTGTTTTAACAGTATTGTAGTTAATATTCAAGCCTTGCGGCTGTGGTCCTGATTTAGGAGGCACAGTTGTTGTTAATTTTTTAATAATCGTCATCTGGTATTGTATCATCGTAAGGACCATATCTGCTTTCAATATCGTCCGTAGGATTTCTTTCAATAGCGTCTTTTTTCTTTAATTGTTCAGATTGAGCTTTTTTATTTGTCTTACCTGTTGCAAACTCTTCAATTTTGTAAAAGTCACTAGCTGAACCACTTAAATCTGTATCAAAAGGTTCTAGGTCAATGTCATAATCATCAGGTCCACTCATTCTTCCAACCGCTCTATCTTCTGTTACAAAAAACTCCCCCTCAGATAACATTGGAGTTCCATCATCATTAATTCCTTCAATTCGATCAGGTCTCAGGTATAATGAAAACTCACCATCATTTGCTCCAACACCTGGTACATCAATATCAATTCTAATTTCACCTGTGTCTGGATTTTCAAATACATAATATTTATCGGTTAAAGCTCCTTCTGCTCCTTCAGAGGGCATTTCTAATTTTGTAACTTTTTCTCTTCCTGTCACGGTTTTGACATTTGCATTTGGAACTTCAACACCTTCTTTTAAAATTTTTTCTACAAGAGGTGCAAACCAATCCGGTGTTCCTGTAGGTGCATTTTTTAAAACTTGCTTTGCTGCAGGAGTTGTAAGTTTTACAATTCCTGTTTTAATTGCAGCCGCTGCTGCGGTGAGTCCACCAATAAATTTTAAGAATCCTCTTCGTGTTAATCCCCCACCTGCAAATCCAGGACGTGTAAATAAATCTAAATCTTTGTTATATTGTTTACCTACAAAGTCCTCAATAAAAGCATCGAACTCTGCATTCTCTCCTAATACTTTACCTGTTGCTTCATAAATCTTTGGAATAGTGTTTTTCTTATATTCATCTAAGGTTGGTTTCCAATCATACGCTGACCCAATTTCGTTAACATTCGTTTTAAATTTATCTTCTCTTGCTTTTTTCATTTCATCTTCAGTGCTAAA